TCATCCGTATTAATAGGACGGTTGAAATCTGTCGTATTTCGACATCCTGCAAAAGACCCAGTTCGTGATTCTCCGTAACCTCTAAACCAATGCCGTTCAAGTGGTAGTTGGTCGATCTCTTTACAATCCCGCGGATAAACAATAGCTAGATGATACCACACTGGGGTATCATGGGAACATCTCACATGACCTTCGATTGAAATGCCACGCATATTGATAATATCCCGTTCTCGATCATTTAAACCTGTCCCTCGTTGGATTATATCCAGCGCAGTAAACTTGATTGAATCGTTTCCTATAGTTGCCACTCCGGACCCTCCGTATCCACTAAATCCTTCATTTGTCTTAGTACTTGACGTACCTACGCCGTCGAACATACGAGGTTTTGCGCCTCGGCGTGATCCATAGCGACGTCTTGAACTTCTTCGTCTTCGCCCATTTCGGTAACCTCTTGGCATTGTATTTATTTAGTTGTCCGTCGACGTATTTAATATAATCACCGATTACTTCTTCTTCAGTAGCGCCTTTCCAATAAGACCAGGCGGGCATTTTATGATTTTGTGCTATAGTATTACCTAGCACAAAATATTCCCGTCCCCGTCCCCTCTTAACCCTCATTCGTGTTTCTTATACTCCGACTAAAGTGGTCCTGGGAAATCACAAAAAAGATGGCCACCAACCGTGCAACCCGTTGGTGCTTCACACTCAATAATCCTCTCGAACCTGAGAAGGTACAAATTGCTCAAGCTTGTATCGAACATGCAAAATATGGAATTGTCGCAAGAGAAGTCGGAGAAGAAGGCACCTCCCATCTTCAAGGATTTATCATCTTCAATGAACGAAAACGATTCAACTCAGCCAAGGAAATACTTGGCAACCGAGTGCACTTGGAAGCAGCCAAAGGAACATCGAAACAAGCCCGTGACTACTGCAAAAAAGAGGGCGACTTTGATGAATACGGAACTTTCCCAGATGGCTCCGGCAAAACCTCGCCCTACGATGCTCTCAAGGAGTGGTTATCAGAGTTGGAACAACCCCCCACCGAGGAGGCAATTGCGTCTCACTTCCCCTCGCTCTATCTTAGATACCGATCCTCAGTACTCCGATTCTGCAAGCTTCTCGGACCAAAGCCACAGTTCTTACATCATGGACGAGAGCTTCGACAGTGGCAGCAGCAGCTGTACGATCGACTTGGACAAGATCCCGACGACCGGTCCATCGAATTCATTGTAGATGAAACCGGCAACAGCGGTAAGAGTTGGTTTTGTAGACATGTATTAATGGAAAAACCTGACGAAACTCAATACCTTAGATCTGGAAAGCGTGATGACCTCGCCCACGCTGTTGACCCCACGAAGCGAATCTTTCTTTTCGACATTCCTCGAGGATCCATGGAACTATTCCAATATTCCGTGGCAGAGTCCCTGAAAGACCAAATGATATTCAGTAGTAAATACGATTCTCAGACGAAAGTGTTATCTCCTTGCCATGTTGTTATCTTTTGTAACGAACAACCTGATCGAAATAAATTATCTGCTGACAGATACAAAGTTACTAACTTAAGAAACATTTAACATATTAGGAAAGCGAGCTTCCCAAAAGGAAGTTCAAGACATCTTACGCTTTATATACTCGATTGCCACTAAAACGCCACCCGCGACGATACATCTTAACACCCACATCAAGATAACCGTTCTTTGGTTTACGTAAACGGCCTCCATATCTACGTTTCAATTTACTATGAACTAGATAACCTAAACGATACAAGCTACTACGTGATGGTAACATTAATTAGGTGTCTCACGATAATGACGACGATGTACAAAGGAGGAATCAACGTATGTTCCTGTAACGTCCGGATCTGTACTCTTCTGTTCATCCCAATAAACTGGGGTGGCCCATTCCGCCATGAAAACCCGTCCATTTCTTGGCGCCAAATTCTCTGCTAATTCATCACTGTACCGAAATTGTTTTTTGATCTTCTTGTAGAATTTAATGTCACGAGTGTTATGACCCTGCTGATCATTAATTGCCGTATTTGATTGGGTATTCGGAATCAACTTAAATCTCATGTGTTTTAGAACAATGAATTCATCCGTATTAATAGGACGGTTGAAATCTGTCGTATTTCGACATCCTGCAAAAGACCCAGTTCGTGATTCTCCGTAACCTCTAAACCAATGCCGTTCAAGTGGTAGTTG